TCATCACAACGGCACTTGCATACCTCCTGCCAGTATTCACCACCTGTTCCGGGAATAGGTCTGCCAAACTCATCCTTATCCATCGGGGTGATAACTTTTACCTGCAATATGTGTGGAGCGAATATCATAAGAAAGTCACTTTAGGTTTGTTACCCAGTTCATCTTTCAAACCGTACTGTTTACACAGCCATGAGTACAATTTCATTAGGCTATCAACATGATTAGACCAAGACACAGAAAATCCGCTTTCGCTGACTGAAGATGGATTTTGTATCATCCACGGAATTTGCTTGGCACAAGCGACCTCTAATCTTGCCCTATTTTCCTCGGCAAAAGTTTCTTCGCCATCCAATCCCGTTCTTGAAAGTATATTTTCAACTACAAGATTAGACGGGGGATTCTTATCAAATACGCTTAATACAAACTCCTTGTTACTCATGACTGTTATCAATCAATATGGTGTAATCAGTTTACTATATGCGGTATAGCTATAATGCGTGCAATACTTTGATTTATAGATGTATCTGAACGGGCATTTGGGAACATTAATTCGTATCCCTTGAATAGCCGCTTCCTCTTTTATCGAACACATCATAGCCGGGTTATTTGCAACCAAGAATATAGTCTGTGGCATGGTTAGTACAACACAATCAGCCGGAGCCGTTTCCAAAGTGATAGACTGAATATCCGGCAAACCGGCATTAACCGATGGATTCACATATTCACACTTGGGAGATTCCACACTTGATGCCTGCACGCTCAACGAAACCAAAGACATCATCAAAAAACCACACATGGCAAAAATAAAATTCTTCATTTCTTTTCTGATTTATAAAATTAGACAATGGAAGGGTAGAAGCACTACCCTATCCTTTTACTCGATACCTAATGCTTCTTTCAGTTTGGCTGTTGATTCTTCATCCAGTTCTGAAACCTTAGACAAAAGAGTTTCCTCTTTCATATTGCCGGAAGCCTGCGCACCGATAGACTTCAAAGCATCAATCAAAGTCTTCTTCTCAAACTCCTTTTCAAAGAGGGAAATTTTCACCTCTTTCTTTTCTTCAGGGGCTTTCACTTCGGGATTTTTTGCCTCAATCCGTTCAGCAAGTCTGCGGCTTTCCATATCCAGCACACGGGCTTCCTCACCGACTTCAATCACTTCACCGGGAGTATAATACTTTCCGGTGAACTTGTCGCGGAAAACTGATATAACCTTTACTTTCATATCCTACCTCCTTATGCTGATTGGATGGATGCAATTTCGCTCAGGTCGAAATTGGTAATCAAGTCCGGGTTGGAAATCTGCGGAATCCACTCTGCCGTATATTCCATGTAGCGACCGTTCTTATCACGGTAGTTGGAGATAAGCATCTGCCCCTCTGACGGGATATAAGTACGTCCTTGTACTGGGTCTGTCGCTTCATACGGGGTATGATGACGCATATAACCAATGTTGTCAGAAGGTAACAGAGTAATACGGTTATCCGCGTAAATCTGCACATTCTTTCCCGTCTGGTCTTTCACGTAGTCCTCCTTGATTTCGATGCGAGGCAGACCGATGCCGGTGAACACTTCGGAAGCCAAAGAAGAGGAAACCAATCCCGTACTCAACTTCATCTCATTAGAACCAAGAATCCTCTTGTACTGCTCACCAAATTCAGATGAACCAAGAATAAGCTTGTTGAAAGATGCACGAGTCATAACCATCTTGGCATAAACGCCATAGTCCGGTGCCAAGGAATGAAGTTTCTCTCTCAAATAAGAGATAAACATATTCTTTCCGTCCACAACCACATCTCCACTTTTCGGCTTGATAAAATTGAACGGAAGGGTAATCTCCAGCAGTTTATTATTGGTCTGACCGGAAGTGATTGCAGCGTCTTTGTTGTAAACGGTGGCTTCACCAAGCATCAACAGCGCACCGACAATAATATCCATACGCTTGTGGGCGGCAAGGGTAATCTGACGGTAGTCATCTGCCAGGAAGTTTACAATCTCTTCCATTGCAGCCTTTTGGTCGGCTGGCTTAGCTGCATTGAACTTGTCAATCAAATCCTGCAATTCAGAAAGACGGTCAATAGACATCTGATAAGCATCACCCAAATAGGCAATCTCACCATATCCGGAACCGATGTTCCGACGTTCACGGATGGGTTTCTCTCCAAAACGTGAATTGATAGAGCCGGCCATAACTCCGGTTACAGAACCGATATAATCCTTGAACACACGAGTAGTTACTCTGCGGAAAGTAAGATACTGTTGCCAATAGATTGTGTCCTTGCGTGTCTGGTTCACACGTCTGATGATAGCGGAAACAATGTTCGCATCATCGAATAATGTTTGAATCGTTAAAAACATATCCTACCTCCTTACTCGTTAAATTCAAACCATCCCTTCATGTTGGCTTTATCGTTCTCGGAGAACGGCATAACCAATTTTGAAGGTTCAATCTCTGCGGCTGTACGAAGCAATGAAACCAATGTAATTCCATCCTCAACCTTTGTACGGTTGTACAGAGCCGAATTAGCGACATGCTTTTGCTTTAAACCATCAACTGCAACCGCATTGAATAATACAGCATCTTTGGCAATATTCTCACCAAAAGCAGCCTTGATAGTCAATACATCGTAGTTGGCATTAGACTTATCAATTGCCGTTACTTCTGCACCTTTCTTGCCGTTTCCGACAAACATACCCACATAAGCCAAAGAGTTCTTGGCTACTTTAATAGACAAAGCCTCTCCACCAGTGGTATAGGCTTCCGTAACTCTCACATTGATTACCGCATAAGCGAACTTGTTTTTCAAGTCCGCACAAATCGGTGTAAATCCGGGAAGAAAACTTCCCACTACCAGGTTCTGCGTATCAAGTTTGAACGGACCACGTCTACGAATGCCGGTCTGGACATCGTAGCGTTCCTCTTGCTCAACGGGCGGAACCAAGTCATACTTAAATCCTGCTGACATAATTAATTCTTGTTTTGTTCAACAATAGTTTTCGTTCCCTCATCAATCATCTTGGCGATAGATTCAGATTCTTTCTCAATCTTCGTTTCCGCTGATTCGGGAGGGGTTACGCCTTTGAAGCCGTCATTTGCGAACTCCTGCTTCAAGTCCTTGAAGTATGCGTCCAAGTCCTCATCGTCCTTAATGGCGCATCGTTTGGCGTAGTTTTCGGGAATACCATACTCCTTTGCCTTTGCCAAAATCTGCTGGCTACGTGTTGTTTGAGCCTTTTCCGTTTCTAACTGTGTTAGCTTATCAGAAAGGTTCTTGTTGGAGTCAATTAAAGCTTGCGCCCATGCAGGCACATCGTCTTTATTCTCTTCCGTTTTGGTGGTTGTGGTAGTCTCGATTGGCTTACCGTCTTTAAGGTTATGCCTCTTCTCGTAGTTAGTCACTGCCGTTTTTGAAGCATCCCCGGCACGGAAATCACCATAGGAATTAAGCACGTCCGAAAAACTGATACCCTCAACAATGGAGTTTACTTTTGTCTCGTCCGTTACACCCTCTGCCTTTTTGGTGGCAATGCGGGTAAGAATAGCAGTGTCCACCCCAGCGAATTTCTGTTGTAGCCCTGCTAAGATTTGTTCTAAGATTGTCATACCGTATGAATTTGATTTATAAATTTCTACGGTAAATTTCGTTATTTATAAAGAAGGTGAAAAATTATCAGATAGGTGATACACGACAATAAAACGATTGTCGTAAAATGGTATAAAAAAAGGCGTGAAACCGAATGAATCACGCCTAAAATATATCACGACAAAAACTTATACTTATACTCCCAACACTATATTTGCATCAATATTTAGCTTCCGGCTTATCTCACGAGCAACTTTCAAGGTTGGTTCACATTTACCAGATATATAATCACTTAATCGTGATGGGCTGACACCAACTAACTTTGCAAGTGATTTTTGATTAAGCCCCATTTCGTACATACGAAGTTTAAGAACATCCACAAGTGTTGGTTCTCCCAATGCAAAATGTTCTTCGGAATAATCAGCAACCAAATTAGAAAGAAGCTCCAATTCTAT